GGTGACCGGGTAACAGTTCAGGGTGCCCAAATTCTGAAGTACCGAATTGACGCCATCCTGCACATGAACAGCGCCGGGCCTGAAGGTGACGCCGCCTTGGCCGAAGCCCAAACCCGGCTGTCGAAATGGATCAACCCCCGTAAGCGCCTTGGCGTTGAGGTGGCGCGCTCTGCTGTGGACGCCCAGGTGCATGTTGCCGGCGTTTCTCGTGTCGAGCTGCCCGGATGGGTCGACCTGGCCCCTACTAAAGCCCAGGCCGCGTACTGCACTGGTTACAGCGTGAGGTTGGCGGATGAAAAGCCTACTGCCCAGCAATAGCACACAGCTAGAGCGGGCCATGGAGGCAGCGCTCTACGAGAAAACCATTGTTCCGTTACGCACGCTCTACAACGCCGATACCTGTCCGGCCCATTTGCTGCTGCATCTGGCTTGGGCCTGGTCGGTCGACCGCTGGGATTACCGGTGGAGCGAGGCGACCAAACGGGCCGCCATCAAGGCCTCGTATTACATCCACAAGCACAAAGGCACGATTGGCGCGTTGCGCCGCGTGGTCGAGCCGCTGGGCTACCTGATCGAGGTCATGGAGTGGTGGCAGACGGTACCCGAGGGCGTGCCGGGCACGTTCGCGCTGAAGGTCGGCGTTCTGGACACCGGCATTACCGAGGAAATGTACGAAGAGCTGACCCGGCTCATAGATGACGCCAAGCCTGTCAGTCGGCATATGACCGGCCTGGCTATCAGCCTGGAAACCACCGGGCACATCTGCATTGGCGCCTGTGTAAGTGAGGGTGAAGTGATCGACGTTTACCCGCCAACCCCCCGCGACATCGAGGTGACCGGCACCTATGGCCCGGTCATGTGTATTGATGAAATTGACACCCTGGACGTGTACCCATGATTGATCAGAACAGTCAGTTCTTCGCCATCCTTACGGCAGTGGGGGAGGCGAAACAGGCAAACGCTACGGCCCTTGGCCAACCCTGGACCTTTTCGCAAATGGGTGTGGGGGACGCAAATCTCACTGACCCAATCCCCAGTCGTACCCAAACGCGGCTGATTAACGAATGGCGCCGGGCGCCGGTCAATCAGGTGCGTACCGACCCGGCAAACCCGAACATCATCATCACTGAGCAGGTGATCCCGGCCGACGTGGGCGGCAAGTGGATCCGAGAAATCGCGCTGTATGACGCTGACGGCGACATGGTAGCGGTAGCTAACTGTGCGCCGAGCTTCAAGCCGTTGCTGGTCCAGGGTACCGGCAAGACCCAAATCATCCGCATGAATTTCATTGTCGCGAATACCGCGAGTGTCGTCCTTAAGATTGACCCTGCGGTGGTGCTGGCAACGCGCGAGTACGTGGATCTGCAAATTGTTGAGGTCTTGGCCAAGCTGGATTTTAAGAGCTCGGTATTGGTGGCCACCACGGCCAATATTGTCTTGAGCGGAATCCAGACCGTCGACGGCGTTTTGTTGCCCGTGGACTCTCGGGTGCTGGTGAAGGACCAGACTCAGGCCAAGGATAATGGTATCTACGTTGTACCCGCTGGCGGTGCCTGGAAGCGTGCCCAGGATGCAGATGCCAGCGTGGAGGTAACGCCGGGGCTATTTGTCAGCGTTGAGAAGGGCACGGCCAATGGCGATAGCGTTTGGCAACTGGTGACGGATGCACCGATTGTCTTGGGGACCACCGCGCTGGCCTTCGAAATGGTCGCGGGCAAAACCGGTATCAGCGCAGGTGCCTATTCGGTTTTGACCGTCGATAAGTACGGCCGCGTTATTGCTGGCACGAACCCCACCACGCTGGCCGGGCATGGCATTACTAACGGGCTTCGCGTCGACGTGGTAAGTCAGCAGTTGCCAGCATTGGCGGCGCCGCTGCCGGGAGGGATTGACGGCACTGGAAACGGCGGGGCATTGCAGATTCGCGAGGCCCAGGAAGTCAGCACCTCGAAACAAGATTTTGAGTATGCCCCACGGATACTGTTCCACTGGCAAGGGAATAAGGCCCGTGATTTGGCAATGTCGTATCAGGGCGACCTGCTGTATGCCAGTAACGTGATGTACCACGCGGGGAACTTCAACCCAGCGCTCAAGGCCAACTTGGCGTCGCCTTCTTTTGCGGGAAATCCGACTGCCCCAACTGCCAGCGTTGGCACCAGTACCACGCAGCTCGCTACCACTGCGTTTACATACTTGGCGGTTAATGCCTACGCAACGACTGTCACGGCCTCGCTTAACCTGAAAGCAGATATCGCAACTTCCCTGCGGATTGGATCGGTCAGTCGTCAGCGGCCGATATTGGCGGGGAATTTGGCCGCCGGCGGGGCCGACGCTGCAGACGGACCTGGCGGGGCAATCGAAATCAGGGAAGTTAATGAGGTCGCGGCTGCTCAGTCGAGCCTTCTCTATGCGCCTGGCATTCTTTTTAACTGGTCAAATCGGGTTGCTCGATATTTAAAAATGTCTGCTGCGGGCGATTTGATGTGGGGTGATAAGAGGCTGTTTCATGAAGGCAATATCACTGACGTGCTGGCTACCGTTGCTATGCAGCCAAATGGCCGCGTTCTGATTCCAACTAAGGACGGAACGCCGCTTTACCTTCAGTGGTACGAGGGGCCAATCAGCGGTGCTGAAACTGTCGCCTATCCGGCAATCAGTCACCCTGTGCCATTCCCTAATCAATGCCTTTTTGCCGGTGTCTTTACGCGCTCTACGACTGACAACACCCTATCTGACCAGATGTTTCAGATGGTCACTTGGGACAGACTAGGCGTTAAAGTTTTCCCGCAATGGTTTGGCACGGGTAATCAATCACTTGTCAAACCGCTGATCTTAGCTATCGGAAATTGAACATGGACAACCAAGCAGAAACGCCAGTGACCGAACCGCTTGAGGTGTTTTATGAGACCCCGGAGCCCCCAACACCTGAGGTGATTTACTACAGCGCCCGTGATTGCGGATTTCTCTTTTTGTCCGAGCGCTCCTCCTATGACGCTGCGGGCACCTGGCCTGAGGATGCCGTCGAAGTAACGGCTGAAGATTGGCAGGCATTCGGCCAGACAGCACCACCTCCGGGTATGCGTCGTGGCAGTGATGACCAGGGCCGTCCGGCATGGATCAAGCCCGAGGTGACGCCCGAGGACGCGCAGCAGCAGGAACGCGCTTGGCGCGACCGTCAGTTGTCGGCCACTGATAGCTTGGTAACGCGCCACCGCGACGAGCTTGAGGCTGATCGGCCTACAACCTTGAGTGCTGAGCAGTATCAGCAGTTGCAGCGCTATCGCTTGGATCTGCGCGACTGGCCGGAAGCTGATTTGTTTCCGGCCGTCGCCAATCGTCCGCCGGCCCCGGACTGGCTTGCAGGCAGCACCGAGTAACGCCCCGCACTGACGGGGCGTTTTCTTTTCCGTTACGCGTAACACGAACAACCTACGGCCTCGCTCTTGCGGGGCTTTTTCGTTTCTGGAGATTGAGCCTTATGAGTTTCTTTCACGGCATCACCACCTCGCTGATCGACACCGGCGCGCGCAATATTTCGCTGCCGTCGTCCTCGATCATCGGCCTGTGCGACACCTTCACCCCGGGCATTCTTGGTGGCGGTAATGCCAAGGCGGGCGAGCTGAAGCTGATCACGTCTGAGCGTGAAGCCATTGCAGCGTTCGGGGCTGACTCGGCGATTACCCGCGCTTGCCAGGCGATCTATGTGCGGGCCAAGGCTGTAATCGTCGCCATTGGTGTTCCTAAGCTCGCTGACGCCGCACTGCAAACGTCCGCCATCATTGGTGGCGTTCTGGCGGATGGGCAGCGCACGGGCCTTCAGGCGCTACTGGACGGCAAGAGCCGACACAACGCTCAGCCCAAGCTGTTGATCGCCCCGGGGCACTCGGCCACGCAGGCGGTGGCCACCGCCATGGACGCCCTGGCCGGCAAGCTGCGTGCGATGGCCATTGTTGATGGCCCGAACACCACCGACGAGGCCGCCATGGCCTACGCGCTGAACTTCGGCAGTAAGCGCATCTATCTGGTGGATCCGGGTGTGCAGTTCTGGAGCACTGTCGATAGCGCGACCGTGGATGCCCCAGCCTCGGCCTGGGTGGCGGGCTTGTTTGCCTGGACCGATGCCGAGTACGGCTACTGGGCGTCGCCATCGAACAAAGAGTTCGTAGGCATCACCGGTACCACCCGGCCGGTGGAGTACTTGGACGGCGACGCAACGTGCCGGGCCAACCTGCTCAATAACGCGAACATCACCACGATCATTCGCGACGGCGGCTACCGCCTGTGGGGTAACCGCACTTGTTCGGCTGATGCCAAGTGGTCGTTCGTCACCCGTGTGCGTACCTGCGACATCCTCATGGATGCGATCCAGGCCGGCCACAAGTGGGCGGTAGACCGCTCGATCACGAAAACCTATGTGTCTGACGTGACTGAAGGGCTCCAATCCTT